TTTCCAGGATACATCTTATCACTATCTATAAAAAAATCTTCCATACCAGAATCAAGAAGTTCTGATTCAGGAGCTTGAAGTTCTCCTCCTTTTAAAAACTGTCTCCATGATTCAGGTGTTGCGTTCTTAGGAGCGTTAGCAGAATTTAATTTATCAACTGTAAAAGATTTAAAAGCAAAATCATTATCACTAATTGATTTTACAGTTGGAAGTAATGTTTCAATTCCTACGTCTGCTCCACCCATATTTTGTGTATCAACTAATTCATTGTATAGACCTACTTCCCTAAGATTTTTAGGAGTGGCTACACCTGGAGATGTTTTAAAAAGTTTATGGAGTTTAAACGGATTAAAAGCTGTGGCTCCTTCTAGTGATTTTTCAAAAGCATCTTCTTGTTCAAAAGCTGGATCTTTCATAAAACGATCGGACATAAAATCTACGTTCTGTGTAAAATCTTCTGCTGTTCCACCCAATGCAAAACCTTTAGGTTTTTTACCACCTAATCTAGTTTTATCACTAAATTTAAAAAGATTTTTGTCTACAAGTTCACCTATAAGGTCAGCTACAATTATTTTTTTTTGTTCAAGAGGTATATCTAAATTTTGAATTAGTTCTCTTGAATTATTACCGGGTGTTTTTGTAATCATCTGAGCTACCTCAGGACCAAATTTTTTATAAATATATTTTACTAAATCGACACCTCCTACAACTTCAAAAGCTCCAGCTATTACTCCCATATTTTCTTCCATCTGAGTTGAAGTTCCAGCTTTAATTTTTTCTTGTAAATCACTATAATATTTTGGATCAAATAAAAACTGAGCTGTTTCTCCAAGCATTTCAAAAGGAACTTGAATCTGAGATTTTAGTCCTTTCATTCCCGTATTTGTTCGAGCTATTTTCTGAAGTTCTCCTACAGTTACATCAGGACTAGATATTTTTTTTGCTACATAATCAATAGGTTGTGCTATTCGTTTACCCGCTTGTAATAAAAGATCTCTTGAAAAATCACTAGCTACTCCTATGGGGGTCCCTTCACCAATCATAGGCTTTAAACCTGTATTTAAATCTGTAAAAAAATTTTTTAATTTTTCATACTGTCTTTCGTTTTCTGCTATTCTACGATCAATATTTTCATCTTGACTATAGGCCGGATCTTCATCGATAAGCATATCTATGTTTCTATAATCTACCATTAGTAATACTCTGTCTCTCCGTGGTCCGTGGGCTCTTCTTCTTCATCATCGAATAACCGCACAAAATTGCCTTGTCTAAATCTCATTAAGGCTTGAGTCATAGAATCTACTAAGTCATCATGTTCACCAAACGGGAACTGTGCACACTCTTCGACCATTTCTTCAGCCCATCTTTCGTCAGGTATCCACACTACTCCACTTTCGAACAACGGAGCAACTGCGTGTACCCTTGATACTTTATCATTCCCTTTACTAGGGGTAAAGTTAATTACAGGAATACCTAAGGCTCGTAGTTCTTGGATCAAGGGCAGTCCTGATGCTTTCGCTTCAACGATCACGGTCTCTGGTTCCCAGTATTTATATTGTTCTATAGCTGCTTTCTTGAGTTCAGGGAACTCATAACGTTCCTTGATTGAATCTAATAATAAAATATTAGGGGTCACTTCGTCAGGATAGAATACACCCCACGTTGTAATAGCACTATAATCCCCTGTTTCCTTTTTTGTAAACGCTGTATCATAACTTTGTATAACATGCTTCAACATAGGGATATCTTTTCTATCCCAAATTCTCCACCAGTCCCTTTTGATGAGAGCTCCTTCTTCACCTGTAGGATTTTGTTGCCACTGCGCTTGCCATTTTTGTTCTGTTAAAGATGCTTTGACAGCTTCTAGTTCTTCGAGTTTCCAATAATTAGGCCAGACCGGGGTCCCTGAAGGAAGAATAGCTGGAAATTCTATAACATCCCATTGATCCGCTTTAGGTTCACCCATGGCTTTTTGTAATTGTCCTGTGATGTCTTTTTCAGACCAACGCGTCATAACTACAACGATCGAACCTCCAGGTTGCAAACGTTGACGAGGACCCGATGTATACCATTCCCATGTATTATCCATTGCTGTCGAAGACAAGGCGTCTTGTTCAGAATGGGGATCATCAATAATAAGTAGATCAGCACCACGACCAGTAATAGCACCACCCACACCCGCGCCGAAATATTCACCGCCATGATTCGTTTCCCAACGTCCCGCAGCTTTAGAATCTTCTGAGAGTTTAACATCTGGAAAAACTTTTGCATAATCATTAGAGTCAATAAGGTTCCTTACCTTACGACCAAATCTGTAAGACAGTTCAGCCGTGTGAGTTGTTTGTATAATCTTGGTCTGTGGTTTGTGGCCCAAGAGCCAAGCTGGAAAGAGGTAGGACGCAAATTCTGATTTTGTATGTCTCGGTGGCATGTTCACGATTAATCGTTTTATTTCACCTGACAAGACCTTCTCAAACTTCTCCGCGATCATTCTATGATGATCAGATTCCACGAACCCTGGCCAAACGGCCTTAACGAACGTTATAAAGGAGTCTCTTGACTTACTACTTAAATCTAATTGCGCTTTACGAAGTTCAAGTTTAAGCATTGCTTCTCTTGCTTCTTCATGCGTCATTGATTCGACATCAACGTCTAATCTCATACTCAGACTTATATCAGATGGAATTATTTGTGGCAATCACAACCTAGGTGCCCTTCTCATAGAAGCTAGGGGCCAAATAGGGGGGCGGGGGTCAGCCACAGACCTTGATCGGTGGAAAAGCGGTCTAGGAACCTTATTAAGTAGTAGGGTTTTTTGAGAGCGGGGAAAATGGAGCGAGAAAGAAGGGGCGGGAGATTATCCCGCCCCAATCAATTAAAAGTCTAAAGGATTAATTCTTCCTTGTAGCTTTGATAGTAGGTTACGACCCCATTGCTTTACCTGAGCGTCATCAGTAGTAGCAATAAGATTATAAATTTCACTACTAAGGAGATCAGCAATAGCACGATAGTCTACCTCTCTTCTTGTTTTGTTCTCACGCGTGATACGAGTTGTATCGTCAAGACGCTCTTCCACATCGGCAAAAGGTCTTAGCGTGAGATTGTTATCGTTAGGCATATAAGTATATTATAGAAGTCCTAACTAATTGCAACTAATTAGTTGTGGATAACTTTATTTTCTTTTCAAGCACTCATCACCACATATTACCGACACACCTCATCGGCTTACCAGCAACGAAACCAAAATCAGCCTGGAGCCGTCCCGCGTGTAATAGTATATATAGTGTACATAGCTAATAGCTAAAAGGGCAATGGAGAATGGAGAAATGCATGGCGCAAATACGCCATGCAAAAGTGTGCCTAAACTTTTAATCGGCTTTGAATGCTATCGGCTTACGACCCATGATAGCAGACATAGGAGCAACTAACTGCTCTTCCTCATCCTGATCTATTAAAGGTTTTAGTTCAATAGAATGAATGGCTTTAGTTTTATAGGATGCGTAGAGTTCAGGTTGATGTTCTCTTAACAACGCACTATCAAACTTCATGTAAGATCTATGAAGAATGTTAATCTTATGTACTTCACCTTTGATAACTTTATCGTCATCCGAAATGATAGTCTTAATAAGATCTTTCTGTTCTGTTAACTGCTTACTAATGAAATTATGTAATACAGTTAGTCTAACCAACTTATCTACTTCTTTCTTTTTGTTCATAGTTATTACCTCCTATCGGTATACTATTAATATAGTTATGTCCTAACTAATTACAAGTTATTATGTTAATTAAGTTGTGGATAACTTTTTAGAGGATAGCGATCGTGCAACGCTGAGCTGTGACCGGCGGAATAATATAATTATAGTAGCCATTGTATAAAGGGTAAAGAAGCAATGGAGAATGGAGAAAGGAGTCAGAAGAAGAGAGCAACAAACCAAACAATCGCCAGCAAGATCAGAAGCTCACCGAAAAGCAAACCAACGCCAAAGGGCACAGAGCTAATGATCTTAATAGCAATGGAAGTGAGGAGTATAGCCCACACAAACCAAATAATAAAAACAGGCACTTAGGCGACGTCTTCGTCTTCAGCTTCTACCATATGGTAACAATGTTCTTCAACAGCGAACCACGCCAAAAGGTTTTTTAGTTGATACATCGAGCCAACAAGTCCTCCTCGTAATGTAGCAAGAAATTCTAGGATAGTTAGACCTTGACCCTCTGCAGATTCATAGACCATCTCCCATATTTCCTCTTCGTGTGCATCATGAAATGCAGAAGTATCAGCGTAATATATAAGTTCGCTTACTGTTCCGTTCACGCAACCATGCTCAACGACTTCCTTGATTTGGTCTTTGTCTAAATTTCTTTTGATCCAGTCTTTAATGTTCATTGTAGATTTCCTTTTCCAGCTTTGTAACTAAGTCTTGAATGTTTGCAATCACTTCCCCCTCTACCATGTAGACAGAGCCATTTGTTGGATTGTCTAACAGGTAAGCGATCTCACATGATAGGTCGTCAATTAGTCTTTTTTTCATTTTTTGTTTCTCCTTACTAATAATATAGTGGGATAAATTAGGATGTCAAGAGTTAAAGCAAAAAAAGTTCATCATCATTATTTGTTTCCAGCTGAGTCCACACCGGAGAAAACCAGAGTAAAAAAGTTATCTTTAACACATAGTATAAGAAGTTCATTGGCAATGGACAATGGAGAGTTGGGGTGAGCCCCGAGGACATCGAGGCTCGATTCTATGTTCGTTGGCTAACTAAAACAAAGAAGGAGATTCATCATTACACGAATCAGGCTTGGCTGTCAACCAGCACTGAGCTACCAGCCAGGCTGAACCAGCCAGGTACATGGACCTGGTATAGTATAAGGGAGGAACTAGGTAATGGAGGAATGGAGGAATGGACTAATGGAGATCGGTAGACTTCACGGGACTAGGAGCTCGCCAGGTACCCAGCAGTTCCAGAAGCTCTGGCCAGGTGCCTTGCTTAGAATTCCATAATGGAGGTTTATCAGCAATGGAGGATGGATCACGGACTATGGCCCCTGGATATAATCGGGTAGACCCTGTAAGAGGGTCCTTGGCCAGTACGAACACTGGACACCCAATGTTATAATGCTTATGTAGCCACGCAATTTGATGAGGACTGAACAGGAGCTTGTTATTTCTTATTATCTTTAATTCAACCCAAAACGCTCTTCTATAAAAACCAAACAAATCAGGTATTCCAAGTCCAGTATTTGATTCAATTCTTGTCCACACAACACCTTGAGTATTACGCTTGACTTGTTTCCATAAATTATGCTCAGGTTTCATGTTTTGTTATGTAACATTTCTCTGTTGTTAAATCCACATTGAGTATTTCTACTCCTAATTTTTTTTGAAGTTTTGTAGTGGGACGATCTATTCTAAATCCTTTTAGCTTACCTGTTAGTCTAAAGCTAACCGTCTTCACATCGTATAAATGAATTATACCGTTTGGATCAACGGTGACTATATCAATACATCCTGTGTCATGAATGGTCTTGAATACTAAGTTGCCCTTCTTGAGCAACCACGTCAGAGCTATCGCTTCCGACAGGTTCCCCTTGTAATGAGTCGGATTCAATAATTTTGGCATTGTCTCCGTTTTCTTGCAATTTTTTTCGTAATTCACTAAGCTTCTCCTCTACATCCTTGGCAGTCATCTGGTCAATACTTCCATGAAGAATTTCTTTTCTGTCAATGTATAAACCAGCAGCCATACCACGATATTTCTCTGCTGCAATCGCCCCGGTAAAATTACCAGCAGCTACGGCTTCGTCACGTAATTTACCTAAAGCAGCTAAATGAGATTTATAATTAATGGAATATCTTCTAGATAACTCGTTACGTCTTGCTTCTATTTCAGTCACTACTAGAGGATAATATTTAGGGTTCTGTAATTTACTTGCCATCACAGTAGCACAGCTTTCTTCGTACCCAGCTTCAGTAGCACAATCTTTTCCACTCTGAAAAGTGCCCTTTGTGATCAAAATTTCCACAAATTTGCGTTGTTTTTCTGTTATATGAGGTACATTTGCCATGTTTTTTTACTTAATATTTGTCTAAATTATACTTATTAACAACAAAAAAGCTAATGTTTTCAATAAAAAGTTGTAAACTGTAAATATCCCACATTATCCTAGGGAACAACTTATTTACAGCTAGAACCCGCTATATAGTTATATTCTAGCAATCTTGTAAATATGTAAACGCTTTTTGGGAATTTGGGTAGAGTTTAGATTATATTTCTGTAGAATAATGTTATAGGGAGAAACAAGAAATGAAGTTGCCTCAGTTTGTAACTATAGGGCCTTTTACTGTTGAGTTAGTTCTGTGTCCTCATGACATTATGTATGAGGTATCTGAAGCTCAAGGTACTTTTGTAGTTAAACCACCTTATAAAATATATCTAGATAAAGAAATGATGGAAACAGGCGGTCCAGATGCTGTTAATGTTTTAATACATGAGTTTTTACACGTAGGTTATTATCAATATCATTTAAAAGATAAAGAAGAAGAAACTGTTGTTAATTCTTACGGTAATTTTATCACAGAGTTATTGTGTCATTCTAAAATAGGTAAATGGATTAAAGCTAATATGTAATTTATTAGGTTAAATACGTTTCTACGTCTTGATAAGTCGCTGGATCATTTGGATTACCATCAGGTAGTTGATCAAGCATTTCTTGTATACCAAATATACCCATATCATAATTACCACGTCTTTTATTTAATAGCATTTTTTGTTCATCAGTTAGTCCAGCCATATAAGTATTTTGTGGAGCGTTATTAATCATCATAGGATTAAGTCCGTAGTTCGTGGCTCCTGGATCTTCTTCCATTATAGGTTGATAAGGTATACCACCAATCATTCCCTTACCTAGATTAAATAGTTTATCGATTCCACCCATCATTCCATCGCGCGGCTGATTCATCGTTGGTCTGTAGTCAATTAAATTTTGCATTCCGCCTTGCATCATATCTTTACCATTTTGCATATTATTACGAGCTCCTTGATAAAGGTTCATTAAAATTCCGGCGCCAGGCAATACTGCGTTAGCTAGCATACTCATAACACCACCACCATAATTTTGTGCGTCTTGCCCAAGTCTTCTACGAATATCACCCATTACTTGCGAGCCTGTTGGCTGTTGCATAGTAAGATTAGGCATTTGCATTCCAAGGATACTTCTACCTTGACTATCTTTAATAACTTGATCACCACGATTTTGAAATTGATTGTAGAGAGCAAGCTTATCGTTAAAACCACTTACATTCATAGGTCTGCCATAATCAGTGGCATTCATTTTCATCACTTGTTGATTAAGATCAGGAATACTCATTCCAGCGTCCCTGGCTTGATTTACATTAATACCCATATTTTGGGCTTGGTTCGTGGAACCCATACCGCCGCGATATTTAGAATTAAAACTATCACGCATACGCGCTTGTTTTTGTTTTTTAGTTTCTTCAGCCATTAGAATCCTAATCCTATATTAAACCGAGGTGAATTGTCACCTAAATTATAATTCATCCCTACATCCAAAGGAATATCGAAACCTCTTTTAGAAGGATCATAACCTAACATAGACAAAATTCCTCCCACGGGATTCACTCTCATATTAGCATTGAAGGAAGGGCTTTGATTAGCACCTAATCCTATACTAGCCCCACCATTAATAGAACTGATTAAATCACCCATTGTTCCCCCTGGATTAAAACTTCGATTATAATTAACAGTAGGCTCTCTAAATCCATTTTGTCCATAACCTGAGTTAACACTTAATGTGCCTGGAAGAAAATCTCCTCCCTCAGTAGGAGTATAACTTCCTATCGGAGTAGAGAATCCAATGCCTCCTTGGTTATTAAGTATATCATACTCTGCGTTGAAATTACCAATACCTCCGCCAACTGGAGCTCCATAACCGAGTCTTAAAAAATCTTGATTTTGACCAAACCCTTTTCCAGCTGCAACACTAAAAGGACTATTTGTATTTTGAAATTTTATGCCAGGCACTCCAGCTATGGCATTAAAAGAATTATTTTTAGCTTCAACTAATCTATTAGGATTGGTAAAATCAATATTATATTGAATGGAATTGTTTCCACCTGGATCAGTAGGAGAACTTCCGTACCTTGGTAGATCTATTGGTTCAGGCCTTCTTTGTATTTTGAATTCTTCTGGTGAAGGTCTATCCCTTTGCATTTGGTTCGGGGAACCCGATTGAGCTTTTTGTTCGCTTGGAGAAGGAGCGTATCTTCTAGCACTACTATGTCCAGCTCTATGAGGCATTATTCTTTGTCTTTTTTAAATTGTTTTAAATACTCTTTAAATAATTGATCGTCTTTAGCTACTCTACGAAACTCATCTAAAAGTTTCTTTTCGGAGTCCGTGGTCAGTGATTTGTGTTTCATTATTTTTTACCTATGACTTTCTTCAATGTTCTTGCTTGCTTAGCATGTGATTTAGATGCTTTCTCCAAACCCTTAATTACTTTTTTAACGACTTGTTTTTTCTTTTTCATTATTTCCTTTTGACTCTTTTATTTCCATCTTTATCTGTAACAGTGTAATATCCTTCATCTTTTAATTTTTTACGTCTTTCAAGCATTAACTTTTCACGTTCTCCTATTTTACCTCTATTAATGTTAGCTGATGTAAGAGCCTTTTGTAGAACTCTTTTATTCGGAACT